CACCGCTTCGGCGATTGACTCGGCAGCACCCATGCCGATCTGGCGGGGAATGTCGGTAAACGCACCGAGGTCATCATTGATGATCATCTGGCGGGTCAGCGCGAACATGATGCCATGCGTATCAGCCTTTTGCCCGAACTGCTGTTCATCAAGTTGGCCATGCTTGATTTCGCCATCGGGGCCAACTTGCTGGAACTTGAACGAACCGGTCATGCGGTAACGCGTGTGTTCCTTAAAGTCGTTGACGCTGGCAATCTTGGCGATGCGACGCCAAGCGTCCTCGACGTAGTTGTAGCCCTCCAGCAGCATCTTGTTGGCGATGTTGGAAAGCACTCCCGGAAGCGATGCACTGCTGAAGGCCGCCTGCAACCATCCGGTGGCATCACGACGGAAGCGCGGCAGTTGCTGGCCACAGGCCATTTCGCAGAACTCCTGCACGCCGATACCACGGAGTTTGTCGGCAGCTTCCAGTACCGGTTCGGCATACAGCGCCTGTACCCGGCTGCTGGGCAGGCCACTGGCCATCAGTGCGACAGCTTCGAACACCTGCGGATTGCCCCCCGCCCCCGGAAGCCTTGAACCAGCACCTTGCATTGCCACCGGCACTTGCGGGCGCGATGCACGCAGCACATGAAGCTCGGTCTTGGTGACATCCCAACCTTCTTCGATGGCCTGGGCTTCGATGTCCGGGTGTTTGCCGTCGCAGGTGCTACGGATAGCTTGGATGCGACGGGTTTCCTCAGCCATCTGCTTGCGCATCTGCATCATTGGTGCATTCTGATCATCCCGGCGCGGTGCATCCGAAACATCTTCCGTTGCACGCGCGGCGAGGGTGGCAGGACGTGCGGGCGACGGGGAATCCGAGGTCGGCGCTTTGGGCGCCGTGGGTTCAGTGGTCGAAGGTGTGACTGGTTTGGGATCGGTGACGACGGTGGTTGCTTGGCTTTGTGTACCATGCGGCATAGACGATTGCTCCTTGCTGTTGGCTGCGATGCGGGCAGACGTAGACGAGTCTGCCCCGTTATCAACGAATGAGATTTCTTTGAGGGTTGCTTTGCGGACGACGTGGATGGGCCCGTCGAAGGTGCGGCCATTGACGGTGACGTTCTGGCCGTTGGGAATGAACTGGGCATCGATGACGGCTGCGCCGATGCTGGCCTGCCAGGGGAATCCGTTCTGGCCACTGCGGATCACGTCGCGTGCCCAACTGGTGTCGCGGCTGACGAGGCCCTCGGCGATGAGGCTGCCGTTTTCCACCGCGACGCGCTGGGTGTGGCCGACACCTTGACGCGATTGGTGGTCCAGGCGAACGGGAATATCTTGCCTGTCGATGGCCAGACCTTCCAAGTCCACCACGACGGGGTGCGGGAATCCTTCGATCCGCATCAAGCCGCCAGTATAAGCCACCATGCGGAACTGAGGAACACTTCCGCCCCCGGATGCCCCGGAAGATTTTTCCCCGGCAGCTTCGATGGTCAGCGGGCAGATGAACGTGAGTTGGTCAGGCAGTTGTTGAGTTGGCAACAGTGTCATCGTCATGTACGTTGGTCTCCTGAGAATTTGAAGATGATGAAGAAGAAGATTGATTGGGCTGACTCTCTGAAACGGTCAGCCCCAGTGTTTGCATGAGTCGGGTTTCCTTGGCACGCTGGCGAAGCTCGGTTTCCCAGTCCTTGCCCTGACGGGCATATTCAGCGGCCAGGGTGGTGGTGTGACTGGTTAGGCGTTTGGCTTGAGCGTTGGCTTCCTTGGCCGGATCAACATGCTCCGTCCCGTCAAAAAACCACCCCCGGAAGTTAAGCAGGCCAGCAGGACGAACAGTGCGGAGCATTGAGAACTCCGGCGTTAGCATGGCCTCGCGTATCCAAGCATTGAAGATTTGATCCAGCACGATTTCAGCAAGGTGTGCTTGTTCAACGCGGATGGATTTGTAGTAAGTCTGATGGTCAAGCCGCCCAGAGGCATAGTTGTATCCGGCGGAGTTTCCGACGGCCACGTTGTACGGAAGGTTTAAAGCTCGCGCAATTTCATTGAGAATTTCATGTTTGAACTCGGCATATGTGGTGGCCGGTTGCTGCGAATCGATCTGACCAAGTCTCCAGCCGTCGGGCAACACCGTGGCCATGCGTTTCTCAAGATTGACGATGTCCATCGGATCGAGCGGTTGAGCTTCACCATTGGCAGGCGAGTCGGTGTACAGCACCGCAGCAAAATCGGCGGCGGTTTCCGCAGCGGCGATCACGGCCAAAGTGTAGCGACGAAGTTGGGCAAACAGCGGCAACGCCGGTGTGATTTCTGGAATGCCGCGATGCTGTTCAGGCCGATCCGCACGATACCAGTGAATCACAGAACTGGCAGGCACTTCGTCACACTGCGACATCCATGTGCCGTAGTTACCTAAGCCGCCTGGATGTTGACGCAGGATCGAGTAAAACTGCGGGTTGCCGAATGAATCGAGGATCACACCATCGACATCATTGCGTGTCGGCAACATCACCGACGATGACGATGCGATGCGGTCGGCTTCCACCAGTTGCAGGTCCAAAGCTACTGGTGAATCAATATTGGGGTTGAAGTTCAAAACACCGAATGATTCGCCGTCCGTACTCTTGGCCATACGCATGGTGCGAAGTTTGGAAGCCAGACTGACAGCTTTGCTCCATTGAGCAAAGGCATCTTCGATCTGCCGGTTAAGTTCATCATGCTTGGTGAGCAGCTGAAGGCGTGGCCCAGTACCGATGCAATCATTAGCCAGTGTCAGCACGATGCCTTTGGCATAACTGTTGTTGGCCACCTCGTACCGGGCGCGTTCCCGCAATTTCTTGCGAATGTCTGCTGATGCAGCGCAATCCGCTGACATTGCGTCAGCCATCGCCCAGTGTCGGGCATTATCAGCAGTGGTCTGCGCTGCGTCATAACGCGCCCGCACCACGTTGGCCATCGGCAATTGACGCTGCGCCTGCTGCTTGGATTGGGATTTTTTGAACCAATTACGCAATTGCATTAAACCGAACCCCCAGGATTGATCTTGAAAATCTTCACGCCCAGTCCCTTAGACTGAGCAGCTTTCTTGGATGCCAGGTAACGATCCACAGCGATTTGATCCTTGAGTGAATGCTGTTTAACGTGCTGACCGTCAACCGACACTTCAGCCGGTGCGTTCGCGTTTTCTTCGATGTTGTTTTTTGTGGTGTCATCAGACATATGAATTTCCAAAATCAACAAAAAATGATTCCCGCCCACTTATTACATAACCGGCGCCGAGCAAAACTGTCAGCAATTTTGAAGGAAAATACGAAAATAGTTAAAAAACCTACAAACATACTTAGTTTCAAACGTCACTACTTACTATGTTGCAGATCGGACAAACGTATGGGTTTGCGTTTCATACTTACTTTCATATCCGTACCAAGCAGCACGGCGCCCTGCATAGACGCCCCAACCGCACAACCCACCAAGCAATCCAGCCAATGGTTGTCGGGGCGCGTAGCACGCAACTTCCACTCATCGACTGTGCGGCCTTGAGCTTGAGATTTGACGCGGTATTCAGCTGTCAGATGATCGGCGATGAGCCGATGCGATTTTTCATCGTGCCCGTATAGGGACAGGCAGCCTGGATCACCCATGGATACGGACAGACGCGCATGCACAAATGTTTTCCAGTAATTGGTGTCAATCAGTGCGTGGCGCACCTGGCGCTTGCCGACCGTGTTGGGGATACGCCAATGCAGACCCACACGATCCCCACGCTTACGCTTGTATTCACTGAAGGGAATACTTGAGGCACCGACGTAGCGACCATGACTGGGTAACAGCAAACCTGCGTGTTGGCTTTGCCGACAGAACTGATACACCACGTCGGTGGACTGCCCCCAGTTAGCATCGATCAAACAGCGGTCGATGCGCATCTCTGCACCATCGTCTCGGTGATACGTTGCTGCAAGTTTTTCAGCGGTGAGTATGTCGAGCCCCGCGTAGATTTGCCCTTCGAGTCCTGCACACGGCGCTGCACGACTAATCGTGGATCGGATGTCACGCAATGTGTAATACGCGCGTTTCTGTTCGGGCCACGTGCCATAATCGATGATGTAGCCGGTAAAATTTTCTTCCCAGCCGCAGAGCATCCAGAACAAAACCTTCTGCTGCACGTCGATGAACATGGTCAGATGGTTACATACTTGGGGAATCACATTCCGGGGGTGGCCATTGGTTTTAGCAGCGATGGCATCGGCGGCCAGCATCTCCTCGCCAACCGATTCAATGATGGGTTCATTTTGATATTCAGCAAAGAACGCAGCTTCATCCCGCAGACGCAGGTTCATCGCGTGTTGCAAAGCTGATAGTTCGTCTTCGTTATACCGTTGCGGCCAAGCGACGATACTGCCAGCATCCATTGCTTCACGGTTGCTTCGGTAAAACTCCGTTGCCTGCGAACCATCACCATCATTACGCAGACTGTCGGCGCGTATCTCTGCATACTTGGCCCAGAGCAGATCACTTCCGGGGGCAGGAAATGAATAAACCATCTTCGTCCGCTCGCCCTGCCACTCAGGATGTTTGTCGCGATCGAGAATATTGTCAGCCATATCCCCAGGTCGGATCACGGTGCAGGCCATCAACCCAGCGATCTTTTTACCCGGCCCTGCCATGCCCAGCACGTCTCCGGCCAGGATCGCTTCGCGGCGTTGGCTTTGAGAGGGTGACCATGCGGATTCAGTCGTCTGCGGGTCATCGACCAGAACGAGTTGCGGACGCACCACCTGCCCGTCGGCTCGTGCATAG